GACAGCAAGGTACTCAAGGTACAGAGGGTGCACAAGGCACTCAGGGAACTCTTGGTGCACAAGGAACTCAAGGAACAGAAGGTGCGCAAGGAGCAGAAGGTGCTCAAGGAACAGAGGGTGCGCAAGGTGCTACTGGTGCACAGGGTACAGAAGGCGCACAAGGTACACAGGGAACTGAAGGTACACAGGGTGTACAAGGTAAAGAAGGTTCCTTCGGTGGTATCTCGTTTGAGTACAACTATGACGCTGTCTATACAATGGCAGACCCAGGCAATACATATATTCGCCTTAATAATTCATCAAATTCTTCAGCAACTAAACTTGCAATTGATGATATAAACGCTGCTTCTGTAGATATTCACCCATATCTACAAACAATTGATGACTCTACTTCAACAATTAAGGGTCACGTAAAGATTTCTCTCAAGTCAGATAGCAACACGTTTGCTCTCTACACAATTAGTGGACTTACAGATAATGCAACATGGTTTGAAGTAGATATTGCATATGTATCTGGGAGCGGTTCATTTGCAGATGAAGATGACTTAATTTTAACTTTTGCTCGTACTGGTGACGTCGGTGCTCAAGGAGCACAGGGTACTGAAGGTGCTCAAGGCGTTCAGGGAACTGAAGGTGTACAAGGTACAGAGGGCGCTCAGGGAACTGAAGGCGCTCAAGGTGCTGAAGGTGCACAAGGAGTTCAAGGTACAGAAGGTCAGCAGGGAACTCAGGGAACTGAAGGCGCCCAAGGCACACAGGGTACGCAAGGCGTACAGGGTGTAGAAGGCCAACAGGGTGTACAAGGAACTCAAGGAACTCAGGGTGTTCAGGGAACTCAAGGTACAGACGGTATTCAAGGTCTTGACGGTGCTCAGGGTGCTGAAGGTGCTCAAGGTACTGTCGGTTCGCAAGGAACTCAAGGCACACAGGGTACAGACGGTATCCAGGGTCTAGATGGTGCTCAAGGTTCTCAAGGTACAGTTGGTGCCCAAGGTACGCAAGGCACACAAGGAACTCTTGGCGCCCAAGGAACTCAGGGTACACAGGGTGCTACAGGTACAACTGACCCAATCACTGCTGGTTATGCGTTAACAAAGGCTGGAGACCAGGTCTCATTCGATGCGTTTTCTGCAACTACTGGTGCAGGATTTGAAGGCGCTCAATACACCACAACACTCAGTGCAGTATCCCCAACTGCTAATAACGCAATCAGTCTTCCAGATGCATCAGGTACTATTGCTCTTACTAGCGATATCACAGCAACTATTGCTGATACTGACGATGTTCCAGAAGGCACAACAAATCTGTACTTCTCAGTACAGCGTGTAAATGATGCTCTACAAACAGTTGTTGTTGACGGAACTGGTATCAATACCACCTACAACGGTGCTCAACAGACTTTCACAATTGATGTAGACACATCTGTAATTGCTACAAAGGATTACGTAGATGGAGTTGCTTCAGGACTTGATGTAAAAGAGTCTGTACGAGTAGCAACAGCCTCAGCACTTCCTGCATACACCTACACAAGCGCGAACGGTGGAACTCTTACTGCTAATGCAAACGGCGCTCTATCAGTTGACAGCGTTGCACTAGAAGATGAGGAGCGAGTTCTTGTCAAGAACGAGTCTGGCGCAAATCGCGCTTACCATGGTATCTACAAGGTATCACACAAGGGCTCTGGTTCAACCGCTTGGGTACTCGTACGTGCAGAAGATGCCAACGAGACTGGCGAAGTAACTGCAGGTCTCTTTACTTTCGTAGAAGAAGGTGGACAAGCAGATACAGGATGGGTACTCACAACAAATGAGACCATCACTTTAAACTCTACAAACCTAATCTTCACACAGTTCTCAGGCGCAGGCGCCTTCACTGCTGGAAACGGTTTAACTCAGAGCGGAACAACCTTCAACGTTGGTCAGGGAACTGGTATCACAGTTAACTCTGATGATGTTGCAATTGATACAACCACGGTTGCTCGTAAGTACACCACCACAATTGGCGATAACAGCGCAACATCGTTCACAATTACACACAACTTTGGAACACGTGGCGTAATCGTCTCTGTGTACAACGCCGCTGCAAACTACGAAGAGGTAGTAGTAGATGTTGAAAAGTCTACAACTAACACCGTTACTGTGAAGTTTGCAGAAGCCCCAGCAACTAACTCTTATGTCGTGGCGGTCATTGGCTAATGAGCAAAAAGGCACTGGTCCCTCTCAACACACTTGCCACAGAGAATATCCCTCTTGGCAAGTATGCTGGAGACCTGTACTGGAACACAGAAACCCGTCGTCTCTATGCATTCGATGGCGTTTCTTGGATTCAGTTCATTCCAATTGCCGATACCGACATTATTGAGGGCGGAAACGAGGCTGCAGGAACCGATACCTACACTGCCACTGCAGAAGGTGGAGATGAAAATGCAGGAAGTGACGCTTACACAAGTTCCTACGATGGCGGAGGAGTAACTCTATAACATGGCCGTTCGCATACAACTACGACGTGGTACCGAAAATGAGTGGTACGTAAACAACCCAACACTTGCCGCTGGTGAAGTCGGTATTGAAACTGACACACAGAAAATCAAGATAGGTAACGGCAACACTGCCTGGAACTCACTTGGTTATGGTGGACTTCAAGGTCTTCAGGGAACTGCTGGTGCTCAAGGAACTCAAGGTACCCAAGGAGTTCAAGGTATACAAGGTGTACAAGGTGTACAAGGCGTGGAAGGCCAACAAGGAACTACTGGTGCACAAGGCACACAAGGCACTCAGGGAACTCAAGGAACTCAGGGAACTCAAGGAGTTCTTGGTGAAACTGGTGCGCAGGGTACACAGGGTGTACAAGGTGAAATTGGCTCTCAAGGAACTCAGGGAACCCAAGGAACTACTGGTGCGCAAGGCACTCAAGGTACTCAAGGTGTACAGGGAGAGATTGGTTCTCAAGGCTCCGTTGGCTCTCAAGGTACACAGGGAACCCAAGGCACTCAAGGTACCCAAGGAGTTCAAGGAACTGTGGGTTCACAGGGAACTGTGGGTTCACAGGGAACTGTAGGTTCTCAAGGTACCCAAGGTACACAAGGAACATTAGGTGCACAGGGAACTCAAGGTACACAGGGAACTCAGGGAACTCAAGGAACTCAGGGAACTCAAGGAGTGCAGGGAACTCTTGGAACTCAAGGTGCCACAGGTTCATTTGGTGGAGAAACTGTTGAATACAACTTCTTAACCGATACCACTAACACTGACCCAGGTAATGGTAACTTCAAGTTTAACAACGCAACAATTTCAAGTGCTACTGTACTTTATATTGATAACGTTGATTTTAATTCAAACACCATTACTCAATTACTTCAAACAATTGATGATTCAACATCTGCAATTAAAGGAACTATCAAATTTACTGAAGTTTCAGACCCAAACAGTTTTGCTTTCTTCCAAATTACGGGGTCACACACACACGAAAGCGGCGGAGCGTACTTCAGCGTTCCTGTAGCGCACGTAACAGGAACCCTTTCTATTGTAAACAATGACAACGTTTATCTTACGTTTGCTCGTGTTGGTGACAAGGGTGACACTGGTGCTCAAGGTACTCAGGGAACTCAGGGCGTACAGGGAACCCTAGGCTCTCAAGGTACACAGGGAACGCAGGGAACTGACGGTGCACAGGGCACTCAGGGTACTCAAGGCACGCAAGGAACTCAGGGAACTACTGGAGCAGGTACACAGGGTGTACAAGGCACACAGGGTATTCAAGGAACTTTGGGAGCCACTGGTGCGCAAGGTACTGCAGGAACTTCGCCTTCAGGAAGCGCCACTGTTTCTGATGTTCTAATGCTAGGTGGTATGTAGTAACTCTGTACTGCCCCAGTGAATCTGGCTCTTACGGGCTGCTTCTAAGTTTAACTTCACTGGTCTGTACACACTTGGCTTCAAGGTATATGTAGCAAACCTCATCTGGTCTTGTTCTGCCTTCATACGAAAGTTAAAAACATACCAATCTACAGGTGCTGTAATGCCACGTGTGGCAATGTTTTTTAACGCTTTTTCTGCCCCACGTCTACTGACGGCATACGCTGCGCAGGACCACTGCTGATACGACTTGCAGACATGCTCTTCAAAAATGTCGTGCTGTTCTGAGTTGTAAGCGAACAAAGAGTCGTCAGGCACAAACAATGAGAAGAAGTCCCAAGTAGGTAAAAGTTCTTGCATATAAAAGTTTGTAATGGTTTCAAAGTTTTTACTTAAAACAACATCATCTTCAAATATGAAGAGAACGTCTTTGTCTGTTTCTAGAAAAGCCTTGTATGCCATCCAATTGCTGGCCCAAACTCCAACAACACCAGCACTAGGTGGAAAAGTCTCTCCTGGCTGTGCATAGTCATACACCGTGTTTACTTTAAATTCAGGATACTCATTTATAAAGTCTTCGGCTTTTTCTGCTGTGTTTAGATACATTGTTGGCGAACCAAGTCTAGGTAGAAACGACATGGTCTTTAAAATGCCTTCATAAGAACGGTTCCTTATTTCATTTCCAGTATCAGTATGAAAGACTTCAAAACAGGCACTCATAGTTTTTGTATCCAAACTTGATATCCCACTTCAAGTAGTTTATAGCGGTCCTTACATACTGATAGAAACGCATCTACGCCTCTCTTAGGCTCTAAATACCTATCACCGTTGTAATTCCACTCGTAGTCATCAAAAGCCATAATGCCACCTGATTCCAAGACCTTAAATGCATTGAGACCATCTAAGGCAGTCTGTAGGGCTGTATGGTCACCGTCGATATAGATAAAGTTAAAGGTCTTGTCATTGATATTGAAGAACTCATCACTTGTCATCTTGCACTTTACTACTCGTAAATCAGATGTTCTTGAATCGTAGTATTCTTCAACTGACTTAAAGTCTAAAGATTCATGCGCCTTTTCTTCGCTGCCTGCCCACGTGTCTACGTCATGCAGACGTTCTACATCTCTGTTATTTAATAGCCAAACAGTTGCATCACCTGTGTACGCGCCCACCTGAAGTGCACGTAACCCCTTTTTAGGAACGTGACGAAAGTACTTTTCTACATCCTTAAACCAATTGGGAAACATTAGAAGAGCCTCATATTATTTAAACATCCATTCACATATTCTGGAGCCATCTTATGGTCATCAAGTAGGTGTTGGAATAAAGATTTTGATTCTTCTTTGCGACCTATCCACCATCCCGATACAGCCTTTTCAAACAACAAACAGTAAGAACCGTGATACTCAACCCAACCTGGTAGCGGATTATTAAGTGTTAGTGGCGCATACTGCAGACCAATTTCTGCAAAAGCATACGTCTTTATCCAATCCTTACGATACTCGTAGTACCGAGCCAATAAGAAGTATGCCTCGGGTCTACTAGGCATAAACGCAATTGCATGATGCAGTGTGTTTAAAACTGTAGCGCTACGGTCCTGTTGACGTGACCAGCAGAGAGCCATCTTTAATAACGATGTGTAAGTTAATAGAGGGTCACTTTTGTAGCCTAAATCTGCAGCCCTAAGAAAGAACCCAGCAGCAGATGAATGCTGTTTTAATCGTTCGTATTCTTCTGCTAATGCAAAATTCTTTTTAGCATCTTTCGTATCTTTAGCAAGGTCAATGACCAGTTCTTTAAGCGCCATAAGCCAGTGCCTCCGTAATCATCTCATTGACCACATGAGTAGGAACTTCAAGTAAAAACGCACAGTTATCTTGCACTCCAAAACTTAATAATATGTTTCCATCTTTAACTGCGGCTCCTGTACAGAACTCGATAGCCGTTTCAAGAAACGAAAACTCTTTGCTCAAACCTTTAAAGTTAAACTCTTTATCCCAAACAACAAGACGATGCCTATAGATTGAGTCCTTTTGGTTTAGATAATTGCGCCAGAGTTTAACCTCGTGAGTAAAGCATATGTAGTAATCGCCCCAAGAAATAACGTGTGAACCTCCACGCTGGTCAATTGGAGATGGTGGTGTTTCTTTTACTATCTCTTGTTTACATTCTGGTTCTTTTGGATTTGCCCACACTACCTCAGTAGGCATTGTCCACTTAACAAAATGGTAAGGTTTGTCAAGAATTGGCATCCAGTTCTTCTCACAATAGGACGTTTCTTCGTTCACAGGCGCGGGTATGCGTACGCGTGAGACCTCTTTAACAGACCATTTTTCTTTGTCTATAGTTAATTTACTATATTCCATTCGACCTTGACCATTGGTTGTAGTGTCTCGCCTAACACCCACGGCGTAGTAATCGTTGTCCCATTGAACAACCCGAGCGTCTTCTAAACCAACAAACTCCCAAATTGGTTTGTGTAATTCAAGCATCTCTATCTGCGTTGAATTAATGATATTTAAATCTTTGTCAAGGCGGCACAAGTAGTTTACGGTTCTTAGATGCTGGTCTTTTTCAGGATGCAGATAGGTGAGTGGGCCCCAAGGACTGAAGAACCTCTGGTCAGCCTCTGAAATATAGAGGGTGTAGTTCACTATCCTAAGATTGACAAGAACATCTCCGTCTTTGTCAACGTAAACACTTGGGTTCATTATCCCCGTGTTATCAGGAAGGCTGTGGTTTATAATTAGGGGGGCTAATTTTCCGCCCTGAGAAACCGATTTATGCACCAAATTCATGCCGACACTTTAGCCCACAAGTTCAGGAAATACGAACTAACCTATATGTGTTTAGTCGTACAGGTAGGGGTTTTATCTGTACCTTACTGATACTGCTACATAAGGAGTCTCATGCCAACAATTTATAAGGTTCTGGGCCAGTCAGCCCCAGCAGCAACAACTTTAACTACCCTCTACACAGTTCCCTCAGCAACAGACGCTGTGGTATCGACAATTGCTATCTGCAACCGTGCAGGAACTTCAGGCACATATCGAATTGCTGTGCGCCCTGCAGGTGCAGCCGTTGCTAATCAACATTACATCGTCTACGGTGCAACAGTAGCAGCCTCTGATTCTGTGCTTTTAACTCTTGGAATTACCTTGGATACAACAGACGTTATCAGTGTCTATGCGTCTTCGGCAGATATGTCGTTCTCAGCGTTCGGAAGCGAGATTTCGTAATATGGCAACAAGGAAGGCGAGTGACTCTAACCTCTCAGGTAAAAAGTACAACGACGCATCTGCTGGTGCCTCGAAGATTGCCGACATTCCAGATTTACCTACGATTGCCTCTGTAACGAACACTCCGTCTGGACGTGCATACAACAACGGAAGAGTTGATGTTGCAATTACTGCTGCTTCTACTGGCGGTGTTCCAGCAACATACACTGTAACAAGCACTCCTGGTAGCATTACTGCTACTGGTACTTCGCCAGTAAGTGTGACAGGACTAAGTTCTGCAACATCATACACTTTTACAGCAAAAGGCAATACAGCGGCAGGAACTGGTCCAGAAACTGCTGCGTCTTCGTCTGTTACTGCTACAACAGTACCTCAAGCGCCTGTTACAGTTACAGCAACAAAAACAGGTCAAACAACGGCGAACGTAACAGTGAATGCCGCTGGTGCAACTGGTGGAAGCGCTATCTCCACCTACACAGCAGTCTCAAGCCCAGGAAGCATCACTACGAATAGCAATACAACCTCTATAAACGTAACTGGTTTAACTGCTGCAACGACATACACGTTTTCAGTTACTGCAAACAATACAAACGGTGCTTCTGCTGCAACTACTACTGGTTCAATCACAACTGATGCAGCGCCATACACTTTGGCACAAACCTTCAGCA